CGTTGTTCAAATTACCTTCTATAAAGTCAACAAAAGACTCAAAGCTATGCTCAATCTCTGCATCCTTAATTAGACAATTATTATAATAACCGCTATATAAAATATGGGCAATCCCAATCTCATTTAACTCGTTATTTGTATAAGCCTTGCCTTCTACGAACTTATCGGAAAGGTATCTAAAAGATGCCATACCGAATTTAAGTCCAATCTTAGTTCCGTTTATAGTAATAGTAGTGTAGTTCATAATTAAGGAGTAACATCAACAATTCCGGTAGAAGTAACAGTACCAGAGAAATTAATATATTCAGTAGTAGATTGATTAAGGGTAAGTGAAGTGATGTATCCAAGGAACTGATGGTAGTAGGTAGCACCTGCGCTTGATCCACTAACAACTGGGTTCTGAACTCTTACTGCAACAAGTGTTTTGCCAACCATTGCAGCAAGCAAATCTTCGTAAGATACTTGTGTAATGGTAGGAGCAACTTCACAAACTGCATCAAAGTCAATGCTCATTGTAGCATCAGCTACTGATGTCATTGGCCCACAATTTGTTTGCTCGGTTGTTGAGTCAACAGTTGTATTAACTGATGATGTGCGCAGACATACGAGATTTTTGTATGATGAGCCACCGGCTACATCTATTTCTACGTTCTGCAATGATCCTAAAATTTGCTGTGGCATATTATTCTATTTTTGAATTATTGAATTGTTGATTATTAATATCTTTCTATTTATAAAATTGTTTCCTTCTTGCATTGTTAAGTAACGTGATGATGTCCTTGCTTTGGCATATATCTGAAATTCAGCATCTCCCATATCTTGAACACCAGTAGTAGGTATTAACAAAGTTAAGATTTGGTCAGCAATATCATCAATAATACTATTATTTCTTGTCATGTACTGCTCGCTAAATATATCAATTACCACATCAGCCTCAGTTACGAACAATTGGTTGTTATTGTCTGCACTTTCTGTTATATCACCAATTATGACATAGTTTTGTGGAACGGTCTGAAATGAGTCGGTTCCATAAACGGGAACACTCTTACCTCCGTAAGTAATGTTACCACTTAGTTTAGATAGGTATTGAACCCTTATATTATTGCTACAATCTTTCATTCCTCTTAAATATCTGCTTTATGTTGTTAACAAGTGATACAAGACCACCTGTTACACTTGGATAAAAGTATGGTGATGGATACATCCATCCTTTACCATTCTTATAATATTCTTTAGCCAACTTCTGCCATTCTTTTTCCTTACCAGGGTATTTTGGAAAATACCTACCTGTTCCGAACTCAATATAAGCAGGCATATCATCTCCACCCTTTCCTGCCACTAAACTATAAGCAAATGGTCTATTTTTCTCTGCCCTTATTGATGCCCTTATCTCAGCATACTCTTGTGTCTCGCCTTTGATGGCAGGATTTCCACCTGGGAATATTGACTTAGCAGTAGTAGCCATTTGCTCAGTAGATGCAGCCATCTCTCTATCTACCTCCATCATAGCTGAGTTGTATTTATCCTTTAGCGTAGCAAAGGTTGACTCAACACCAGTAATCTTAATATTTAATGGACTTCTTGCCACTATATCACAACTTTTTTATATTGATGATAGTTAAGGCCATCCCAATTTGGAAACTCTTTTAACATACCCATTTTCGCATCACCCTGGAACTTCTTACCCCTATTCTCATAAGACCAAGCAGTCAAAGTTAATATGTCAGTAGACAAGTCCTCTGGAATGGTGCTGAATCCACATTGATATTTTATAACATATACACCTGCCGTATATATCCAAATTTTACCGCCTATAACCTCAAAATCACTATTCTTTGTCAATATCTCGTAGGTGTTCATCCCCGTCTTAATCTTAACCTCATCAACACAAAGCAATGGCCCATAAGGCACATCAAGCATCCAAAAGCCTTGGCTTTGTGGAGTAAGTTCAACATTTATCCTTACTGACTTGTTAACCAAAGAACAACCGGTCAGCTTCTCAATATGCACCCTTGCACCATTTAACAAATCACCAATTAGCACATCATCGCTATCATAATTAGTTATACGCAACCAATTCTTAGCATCAGTAAGACTAACGGGTTCTACAACCGCGTCAGCTAATATTGTTATGCCGTCTATATATGTCATCTTTAATTATATTTATTAACACTTTCTCTGAACCAGGTTTCAAACTCATCAAGCGTTTTTCTTGTGTCAAACTCTCTTGATCTCGCTTTGGCTTTTCTTGAGGCCCATGAATAGGCTTTTTTGTCATCCAACTTTGTAATCGCTTCAACCCAGTCTTTAACATTGTTCCTGTCTTTAATATAAATCCCTGCCTTATCACAATTCTCTTTCAACCCAGGTGTATCAGTACAAATTACCGGAATCCCACTACACATTGCCTCTGTTGCTGTCCTGCCCCAACTCTCATACTTTGATGGCATGAGAAGTATCCTTGTCTTAGCGTACCATTGCTTTATATCTGGCGAATTAGGCACATAAGTTACATTTGGAAGGCTTGGTGTCATCTGCTCATCATACGAGCCTAAAACGCCTAAAAATGACTTGTGTGGCATTGCTCTTGCAATATCTCCAAATATATTACCCCCCTTGTTCTCGTTTAAGTTTATTAAAGTGATATATTCAGACTTCTCAGGCTCATTCTCTAAGTCATAGTAATTGTAGTCTACTGGCGGAGTCACTATAAAATTACTAAAATTATAGTTCAAAAGTTCTTTTAACCATAAAGAATTGTATATTATGTGCTGTTTTTTCTCCGCATCAATTATCTCAGGATATGGATGAGAGTTGTGAATAAGGTGAAAAACAGGTTTTCTATACATCTTTGCTGCATGGATTGTCCACCTGGTGTAATCCAAATGAGTAAACACAGCGTGTGACCACCTCATTAAATTCTCAATCACATTAGGATTTGGAGGAAAGACATCAATGCCATCAAAGACATAATTATTCCTAATCTTGTACTTGTTGGCATCGTGCAAAAGAACCCTAATATGATGCCCCTTGGCTTGTAGGTCTTTTAGCATATAATGTAACATCCATTCAGCACCGCAGTTGTGATCTGGAGGATAAAGATGGACAGATGCAACTATGTTCATAATTTTAGTATTATATCCGCACCAACGATTTCACCTTTGTACTGCGGATATTTAATTAGTAATTCAGTATAAAATGTATCACTGATATAGTGATTCTCAAATTTAAGTTCTTTTACGTTATACTTCTCTAAATCAATTGTATTTAATATCCTTTCGTCACATCCCTCTGTATCTATCTGCAAATAATGTATATCTTTTATATCATACCATTCGCAATATTGGTCAAATTTTATGGCACTTATAAAGATTGTCTCAATTATGCTTTTGGGCAATTCCTTCAAGTATCTATTTAATGGCTCACCATTCTCAACAAGTGAACTGCATCCATCTAAAAAAGATGAGTCCTTTGAAATCCACTCAGGCTTTACATAAGCCATCTCAACACTATCATCTTTATCTGATATAAAGAAGTTTGATGCCCTTGCATTACATAGCTTCTTTACGTTCTCTTTTAACTTATCAAAATAATAAGGCACTGGCTCAATAAAATATGCTTGATAGTCAGTCTCATCTTTCAGTCTATCAAATATATTGTCATGGCTCACGCCATCCATCGCCCCAATAATTACATAATTTTTCATCTCAGTACAAAGTTAAAAAAAAGGGGCGATAAGAATACCGCCCCCCAAAATATACACTTTAAAAACACAACTTAGATAGCACCATATACTGAAGCCGAAGGTTGGAACTGAAGAAGTTCACAACGAGCCTCGCAACGGAAAGTGATCAAGTTCTTGGTAAAATCATCTTCATTGAACTCTGTGCTACGAACAGCAAGACCAGATTGTTGAGCAATTGCATACTTGGTAGTATCCATTACATAAATCTTAGAAGCTGTAACCAAAGAATGAGGAATAACAGGGATACCAACGATTCTAACATTACCATTTTGGTCAATAACCATTCCACCAGGTACAGAGTAGTCAGAAGGCTTGGTTTTCAACAAAGCAGCCCAACCAGCG